TGATTACATCCCCTGTGTTGTATCATGTTGCTCAACAGTCTGTTATTGTTAGAACTTGTACAACTCAATTAAAGAATGAAATATTTAGAAGAGGTTATGTGTGGGAAGAAGCGTTTGCGTATAAATGTAATGATTGTGGCTATAAACATAAAGAACCTGTAACTAAATGTACTCAATGTAAATCAATAAATTTAAGAAAACCAAAGAAAGAACAATTAGAATATGCACATAAACTTTTAGATACTTATGTCAATGATTCTGACCAAATGTTTATAGATGTATTAAAAGAATTAGAAGATGATTTGAATATAATGGATGATGCATATATTATATTAAAGAAAGAATATTTCTTAACTTCTGATGGTGAAATTAAATTACATAAAATAAAAGAAATGTATAGGGGCGACCCAGTAACAATGGCTATCTATACTGATGAAAATGGAGAGAAGGGAACACAAGGATTCACTTGTTTAAATCATAGAGACCAAATAACAGAAAATCCTGTTGGTTGTTGTGATGAATGTGGTGCTCCTATGCATCCTGTTTATTATGTTAATAGATGCAATGGAGAAGAACAGCATTATATTAAAGGAGAAGTGTTACACTTTAGTAAATATAATCCTAGTAGACTTTATGGTTTATCTCCAGTCTTAACTTTATGGAATCACATAACTACATTATTGGCTATGGAAAACTATGTCAATTCATCTTATTCAAAGAGCAGAATGCCAAGAGGATTACTAGCAGTACAAACTAGAAATATTGATTCAATGAAATCATTTTGGCGTGGTGTCAAAGAGAAGATGGAACAAGACCCACATTTCATACCTGTTATGGGAATTGAAGCAGAAAATGGTAAAGGTTCTATTGAATGGATTAAGTTTATGGATAGTCTAAAAGAGATGGACTATGTAGCAGTAAAAGATGATTTAAGGGATAGAATTTCTGGGTTTTACGGTGTAAGCAAAGTGTTTATGGCCGACAATACTACAAGCGGAGGATTAAACAATGAAGGTATGCAAATTCTTGTTACTAATAGAGCAGTAGAAATGGCTCAAACAATTTACAATAATTATGTTTTTCCCTTCATAATGAAAGAATTTGGAATAACAGATTGGGAATTAAAACTTCCACCTTCAGAAGAAGAAGACGAAATGGCCAAATTAAGATTAAGAGAAATGGAAGTTCAAATTGCTGGTTCTATTAAAAATTTAGGATTTGAAATAGAAATGGATGATAAAGGAAGATTTACTTATAAAAAAGAAAGACCTAAAGAAATAGAAGGCAAGAAACAAGAAGGAAGTAAATTTGAGGCAGACCCTTATGCTGGAACAAATATAGACCAATCACAATTAGGACAAATGATGGAACAAGGAACTAAGCCTTCTATGGATGAAGCAGGAAAACCCGCAAGAATAAAATCTGAACCGCCTAAAACAAGAAATAAACCATCTATGGAAACAGGCCCAGATAAGAGATTTACAGGATTACCAAGAGATGCAGGTAATCAAAATGTTGATTCAAGAACAGAAAGAAGAGTAGGTTAATATGACTTGGTTTGAAGTAATTAAAGCCGATGAAGGCAGACAAGGTAAACATATGTCAAAAATGTTTATGTTCTTAAAAAGAGTTTTTGGAAGTTTATCAAAATCAGAAACAATAACTGTAGAAAAAAACGGAAAAAACATAGATGCTAGAAGAACCCCTCAATTTAACCAAGTTTATGCAACATTTAAAGAACTACATGAATACGATAGACGAAGCCCGAATGGTCATTTGAACATGGGTTTAATGAAATTCTTTAATGGTTTACACGCAATAGGAGATTGTTATGAAATGGAAGTAATATTACACGATTATAATGATATGGCTAAAAAGGAAGGAAAACAACAACTCCCATACATACACGATGAAATAATGCCAGGTGTGTTTTTTGCTTTAAAAGATGAAATTAGATTCGATTCAGATAGACATATTTTATTAAGAGATTTTATGTATAAAGCCAGAGAAGAAACCCATTTTAAAGATATGCATCGCTATAGATATGGAAGCCGCACTCCATATCAAACAAAAGAAGAACTAGAAGAAATGCCGTATTGGGAGAGACATGAAAGACTAAGAAGAAAAAAATATGGTAAATTTGAGGATTGTTTACAAGACAAATTTGAATATATAAGCGGAAATTTAAAAAGAACTAAAGATGCCTTAAGAGTGAGAAGAAGGTGATATTATGACAGATGAAATAAGAGAGTTAGAGAAAAAACTAAAAAGAAAAAGAAACGAAATGAGAAACAGCAACCCTGTTACTAAAAGCAATAAATATGATTTTATTGGTGTAGACCCAGAAGCAAAAACAACAAAACGCCCTAGTAGTAGTGAAGTACCAGATTACATAGGTAAACCACAAAATAAAACTAGTAAAAAACTACCAGATAGTTTACCATATTAAGGTGATTAAATGGATTTTCTTGATGGTTTCTTGATTCGCAAACAACAAGATACTGTTCAAGATATATTTGAAAGAAAGTTAGATAAAGAGATTGCTTCTATTCCTGGAGTTAGTAAAAAAGAAATAGTGGATTTAGTTAACGAATCTAAAAAGCGGTTTGAATTACCTATGTTTAATAAAATATTTGGACAAAAAACTTCTGTTCTTGAAGGAAAAGAATTTGGAGAGAAAGAGGAATTTGATTGGTCTTCTGCTAGAGAAAATACAATAGGTGATGAAACTAGTGATATTAATGCTATTATTGAAGGGGCATTAAGAGAAGTACAAAGAGAGTTTTTAAAAATAGAACCCACAGATAAATCAGAAAAAATATTTTTTCATTTGATTAAAGAATTTAAAGGAAAACCAAAAAAACAAAGAACTGTTTCAAGAATGAAAGGAACTAAACCTAATGTAATTATTAGAGTTTTGAGAATATTAGAAAGCGGCCAAGAGGTTAGTGAAGATTTAAGAAATCAAATGCACGATGAAGGATTAATTTCTTTAGGGTTCTTAATACAATTAGATGATATTAAAAATAATAGAGAGACCATACAATCAAGTGTTGCAAGAAAGTTTCAAGAAAAACCGAAACTTTTGGATAAGTTAATTGAATTAATTGAAACACTATCAGGATTTTCTTCACCCAAAAGAACTTCTTTAGAGGCTGAATTAAAAAGACTTAGAACAGGAAAAGCAAGAGGTCACAGTAGCGTAAGTCAAATATTATCTGATAGTTATAAATACACTTCTAATTCTAAAAGAGATATTTCTAAACTTAGAAGAAAATTAAGAAGAAAACTTTCTGATTGGGATAATGTTATTTCTAGTTTTTATAGCGCAACCGATGGATTAGATGAAGGTGGAGAACGAATAATAGAAGAAGTTTGGGGTAGTGATGTTTTCGTACAGAATCACATCAATGCATGGAGAAGCCTAGCAGAAACAGGAAGTGTTGATTATGAAGAACTTAGTAGGGAATCTATAAAAAAGGAATTTGAAAAACTTTTAAAGGCTAAATTAGCAATAGAAGAATTAATAAGAGCAGGAGAAAAAATAGTTGCTTTAGGAAATGAAAAAAATCCCGATGTTATTTATCCGTTTATAGATGAAGGGATAAGAAGAAGCATTGACAATGTACAAGAAACTTATGATTCAATAACACAAAACAGTTCAAACTTTGATAGGTTTAGAGAAGAAATATTACAAGAGATGAAAGAGGATTTGAAAAAAATGTATACAGATGAAATATTAAAGGCGAATAGCCCGATGTTAGATAAAGCACCGACCAAGAAAAAGAAAAAGGTAAAAAAGGTTTTACAAACCGCACAGCCTTCTGAATATATGGGTCAAGATTTTACTAAATTAGGAGATTTATTGACAGAATTACAAGACTTAGATGTTAATAAATCTGATAAAAAAATGATGAAAAAATTAGAAAGTCTTGAAGAAAAGAATTTAAATTTAGTTTCTAGAGCATCCGAATTGAGGAAAGACTATGAATTGATGTATAGACAACTAAGAGGAATGGTTTATCCAAAAAGTCAAGGTGATTTAGGAGATGAAAAAGATGAGTGAAGAAAGCACAGAAATGCTAATGCTACTAAAAGCATTGGTTGAAAAAATAAACAGATTGGAGTCTGCAGTGTTCAATGATGATAATTTACTGATGAAATCAGGATATGTTGTTGCAACTACTCCTACTCCAATAATTTCTGCATCTAATGATGGTGATGTAGATAATATAGCAAAAATGGAATGGAGCGAAATCAACGATTTAGTTTCCAAAATAGAAGGTGGTTATTAATGCCGGAAAAAGTAACAAGAGAAGAAAAGATAGCAGAACTGCTAAAGAAAGCAACAGAAAAGGCTGTAGAAATTATTGGTAATAAAGATGATTTCTATGAAGAAGAATATACAGGTGAAGAAGTTAAATTAAGTAAGCCTAAAGCCACTAAAGTTCCTGATGCTAAAGGCAGTGATGAAGAAAAAACTAAGATTAGAGATGAGATTGAGGGATAAATATGCCTATATCTGGTGTCTTTGATAAGAAGAAAGATTCGCTTGCAAAGCGAGTGCTAGACTTTTATGAAGATACCAGATATAATTTCTTATCTGCAAAAGAAGACTTTAAAACTTATGGTACTAATTGGAAAAAATCAATTAAAAAAATAAGAGAAGATTTTGATGGTCTTAATGAATTTTCAACAGAAATGAAAAAATATTTGGATGAGAAGTTAGTTTTTGATGATAATGTAGAAGACGCTACTTCTGTTCAAGCGAGAGAATTATTTAAACAAATTAAAGAAATGAGGTTTAATTCCCAAGAACTAAATGACCCTTTTGCTAAACAAATGGGAGAAGATGTTATTAGAAATCTTATAAAAGAGCCTCATATTTATGCTAAATTTGTACATTATGCTTTGCGTTCACATAACGCTTCTATATCAGAAGAAGCATGGATAGAACAAGATTTGCCTCCTGATACTATTACCGATGGAGTAGCAGGATTAGATTTAGCAGTTAGTGATATACCATTGTATATTATAGAACATTATGGTGATGATAAAGACACTAAAAGAATAAAACCTAAATTTAAACAAGCAATGGAATTATTAAAAAAGGTTTTTATGGTTAATAATGATGAAGAAAACTGGAATAAATTAATTCAATTAGAATTAAAAAAAGAAGAAAAGAAAGAAAAATCTGAAATATCTTTTATAGTTCCAAATAAACCAATGTATAGAATTTTTGAAATTAATGATATTAAAGAATTAAAAGGGTTTAGTGGAGAATGGTTAGTTCAAGAAAAATATGATGGAATCCGAATACAAATTCATAAAATGAATAGCCAAATAAAAATTTTCACATATAATGAAAAAGATATAACAGAAAAATGTAAAGATATTGTTGATAAACTAAAAGCAAAACATTTTGGTGATGTAATATTAGATGCAGAATTAATATTATATGATAAAGATGAGCCTTTACATAGAGCAGACACAATAGCACACTTATTTAAAAACAAATACAATGAGGCCACATTAAAGGCAAGAGTATTTGATATAATGTATCACGAAGATAAAGATATTCACGATTATCCATTAAAAGAAAGAATAAACATATTATTTTACCAATTCAGCCAACATTCATCTGATGATTTAGGATTCCCTAATAAAAAGAATTCTAAAATAGCAGATTCAATTAATGAATTAGAAAAACATTCAAAAGAAATAATGAAATCTAGAACTTCAGAAGGAGTCGTTATTAAAGATATGGAATCAACATATTATATTGGTAATAAAAAGAACCCTAAGTGGATTAAATGGAAAAAATTTGTTGATTTAGATGTAATTGTTTTGGATAAAAAAACAACTAAATCTGGCTTATATTCTTATTCAGTAGGAATAGGGCCATTAACTGGTGAAGAAACTAGAGAACATGAAACATCAGAAATAGAAGGTAAATCTTATCTTCCTGTTGGTAAAGCACTTAACACCAAAGAAAATGTTGATGTGGGTTCAATAGTTAGAGTAAAGGTGGATGAAGTTAAAAGAAAAGGAAAGGGGTATAGTTTATTTTCCGCTAAAGTAATTGAAATCCCTGAAGTAGAAGCACCAGAAAAATTGATTACATTAGAATTATTATCCAAAGATAGTAAAAAATCTTTAGCCTATGATGTTCAAGAAGCATTACTTAAATATACTATAACAGATGGAATACATGGAAAGGCTGAAATTATTATGAAGGGCGATTATAGCGGCTTTACTGTATTTGGTTTTGAAGGAGATTCTTTGATGGAAAAGAACGCTTTAGCCGATATGGATTCATGGGAAGAACAATTAGATGAAATAAATAAAACAAAATCTTCCGAAGCAAGGGGTATGATTAAAAACTTTTTAGTTAACAAAGACCCAAATGAAGAAGGTATAGAAACAAAAGAAATATTTGAATTTATTAAAAAACAAAAACCAGAAGAAACAAATTCTTTGTGGAATAACAATGTTAGAAAACTAAAAAATTGGATGAATGATTATGATGAGTTTATTCCAATAGGGCCTGATAAATTTACATATAATAAATTACATATATCCAAAGAAACCCCCAAAGAATCTATAGGAGAATATAAAATGTATATGGGTAAAGATAAAAACATTAATTTAGTTATTACTTATAAAGATAAAACAATGGGATGGACAATTGATATTGAAGATTCAGAAGACATATTTAATTTATTTGGTAAAGCAGGTAAATTCCCAGCAGAAATATCTGAGAACCCTGATATGGATGAATTATTAGATAAGGGTTCAATTGAACTAGGTGTCCAGAAACATGGATATCATGAATATAAATTAGATGGTAATAGATTTAAGACTAGATTGCATTTTAGAGTAGTACCTGTTAATAAACAAAAGAAATGGATTGTTTGGACAGGATATAAACAAAAAATGCTAGATAAAGAAGATGATGAAGATTTATGGGATATAAACCAAGATAGGTTTAAAAAATTAACCATGCAAATAGAGTAATAGCGTGGGGTTGATATAGTGAATGAAGAAAGTAAGATTATGCAGGGCGACCTGTTAGTAAAGTCAGATACAGATGGCGAGTTTAATATATTAAAGTCAGATGATTTGATAATTGGTGGATATGCTTCTATTGAAGTTGTAGATAAACAAAATGATTTAATAACATTGGCTGCATTAGAAGAAGCAGTAGTAAAATATATGGAATCAAAGAAATTTAGAAATGTAATGTCTAATCATTCTAATGTTCAAGTAGGAGAAGTAATAGAATCTTATAGAGATAAAAATGGATTACTCCATAAAACAGCAGTAGATGATGTAGGTTTTTATGTTGTTATTAAATTAAGAGACGATATAGAAAAAGCCAAAGAAATCTCAAGAGGAATTAGAAAAGGAACATTACGTTCATTTAGTATAGGTGGTCAAGCCTTAAGTAAAAGAAAAAAATCTAATGATGAATTAGGTAAATATAACGAAATTGACAAATTAGAACTCCATGAAGTAACTATTTGTGAGAAAGGAATAAACCCAGAAGCAAAGTTTGATATTTTAAAGGAGGAGCGTGTAACAATGACAGAAAGATTGGATGCAACGTTAAATGAGATTAACGAGTTGATGAAACAAGTTAATGCTCTAAAGAAAGAAGAAACATCGGATAGCCCCGATGAATCAGAAAAGGCAGAGTATATGGATTCTGATGAAGAAATAGAAATGGCCGATAATGAAGAGGAAAAGGGCGATTACGGTGGTAAGGAAGACCTAGAAATGGCCGATTCGGACATGGACATGGATATGGATTCCGAAAAGAAAGGCAGGACAGGCCCAGAAGGGTTTGTTGAGGCTGGTTTAATGGGTGAGGAGTCTCAAGGAAAGAAACTCCCTCAAGCACCACAGGTTGGCCCATTATACAAGGAGTGGGCTAATAATGATTTTAGCACATTAGACCTTTCTACTGAAAATGTAGAAAAGGCGTATGAGGCTTTTAAGGCTGAACAGTTGGAAAAGTTAGCATACGATTCATTAAAGAAGCAGTTTGAGACACGCTTTGCTAATGAGTCATCTGTTAGAAAGGCAGATGTAGCACGTAGAGAATACGATGCTAAGAATGAGGTTGAAACACTAAGAGAAGAATTTGCTACTCTTAGAAAGAGCCTAGAACAAAAGAATGATGAAATCATTAAATCTCAGACTATTGAGGTTCCAAGCGTTGATGTAGAATCAATGTCTTGGGGTGATATTCATAACTTTATGTCTCAATTTGAGGAGTGAAATAAATGGCGAATAATTACATTAAAACCATGAAAGATTTAGAAGCCGCCACTTACGGTAGTAAAGGCGGTTTAGGTGGTAATGCTTTGCTTAAGTCTGCTGGTGTTGTTGCAGGTTTGCATGGACATCATGATGGTGCTAGTGCTGGTTCTAACTTAGGAACAGGCACTACTGCGGCATCTGGCTTAACAAGCCTTTACAACCTTGTATATGGAAAAAAGGTTTGGTCTATGCTAAACCAAGAAGTAAATGCTTTGGCTATGTTGGCTAAAAGACCTTATACTTCAAGTGGATGGAGAATAATGACTGACCGACCAGCGGGTGGTTCAGCCAGCACATTCTCTACAACATTAGGTGGTGCAGGAACTTCTGCTGCTGCTGAAGGTGGAAGTTCTCCACGAACAGATAAGATTGGTGGTGTTGCAGAAAACGCTAAGTTAGGAACTGATTTAGTAGCACAAGCACCTTCTTACACCACGTTATTTACAAGCCCAAAAACAGTTGCTCATATGTTTGAGTTCTCTGAATTGGCTTTGGAAATGGCGAAGATTGACGATGGTGTAGGCGATTTACGGGCTTTAATCCGTGAAGACATGGGTAAGCACCATGCTGAGACCCAAAATAAGATGCTTCTTATGCCTCTTGAAGCCTACGACCAGACAGAAAACAATTCTGATGGTGGAACATTAGTAAACATGGATAAAAACTATACTT